GGCGCAGCAAACTTAATATTGTCCACTGATTCACGATCTGAACCACCAGCCGCCTCTGATACATGATCAATAACAAAGTTTGATAATGTATTATTCAAAGAATCTGTAACTGTTCCAGTGGCAACAAAGTTGTTTGCTTTATTTGACGCATCACCATTTGTTACCAAATAACTGATATTAACAATCGCTCCATCAGGAAGTTTCTTGCCAATCACGTTGTCGCCAAAATAGATTTGATATTGTTGTGCTTTGCCCTCTTGTAAGTAAAAAACTTCAGATTGAGTATTTGTATTACTTGCGTCTGTGGCCAAAGAATATACGGAAATCTCTGTGTTTGTTGATGAAGGCTGAACTGTTATTGAAATAGTTGTAGTATCTACACTATCATCTGGCAAAGTAAAAATCTGTTTTGGATTTGTGGCTTGATTGTGATTATATGAATATGTTACCAACTGTCCTTCATAAATTGGAAGATTCACAAAAGAAAAACTTGTATTTGATTTTGTTACTTTTGTTTCAGCTAGTGTTACAAACGAATAACTTATACCATCAATATCGTTTGATAAGAATCTAAATCCTTTTGGTAGAGTTAAAGTAGATGATGTATTTGAATTGGTATTTGCAGTAAAATTGATTACAGCACGTGGTGCTTTACGTGAATAAGGAACATAGCCTAATGTTTTAGCATGTGATATTACAGATTCACGAAGCAATGCAGTATCCATAAATGCTTCATTTGCCACCATATTCAGATAATATGCCTGATAATGTGTATTATAAGCAAGAATATCTAATAGAACGGATAGACCAGAACCTTCAAAGTCATAGTCAGTAAACTCTGATTGCTGATTTAAAAATGTTTTTAGATTTTGCTTGATCGTATCAAAGTCAAGCTCGGTTATTCTTAAACGATCTGCCATTTTTATCTAATTCTCTCTAAGAAGAAATCAATGGTAATTGGATTTGGATTATTTACAATCATAAAAGTTAGTGTCACCGCATATAAGTTGTCGTCTGGTGATGCTTGTGCTCTTATATTAGTTACGGAAACTCTAGGTTCATAATTACCAATTGTTTCCCATAACGCTCTTTCTAATTGTGCTGCCACCAACGGATCAACGTTTTCAAATAAAAGACTTCTAACACCAGAACCAATTTCTGGACGAAATGGACGTTCATAGAAGTTGGTAGAAACTAGATTCTTAACTGAGTTTATAATTGCATATTCGTTGATATGCTTAGACACATCTTTTTTTACAGGATGTGAATTAAAGTTTAAATCCAAATCTCTGAATATTCTTTCAGATGATATTGCTGGATTTCTTGATGTTATTGTGGTTGCCATTTTGTATTTATTCAACCTCCAGCAAAAACATTACCAGAACCAGAAGTCAGTGTGTGTCCAGAATATGCATCACCGACTCTTCCAACGCCTTTTCCATTGACAAATACTGTGCTAGAATATGAAGTCAAAGACACTGTATGTGGCACACAACTATCACCAGACGGTATTAAGTGAACTTGACATAAATCACCAGCACGAACGGCACCGATACTATTCACAAATACATCAGAAGAACCTTGATCCGTGACAGTTGTGGTATCACATCCGTGACCTGTAGATATAGAATCTGTTCCACTTTTTCTTGAAACTGCTGGCATATTAGTTTAGATTAATTGTTTTACCATTGATTATAATATCACCAGTTACATCAAGTCTATAATTACCATCAACATATATTTGAACATCACCTTTGATGTATACTTTCTCATTACCAACAACAACTTCAAACTTATCTTTTTGTATTCTTTCTGAACGTGAACCGTCTGGTGCCCATTCAGTATATGATCCCGAACGATGATATACATGAACACGCTCTGCACCTTTTGTATCATCAAACTCTAATGCATGACCTGATTCAGATTCATACACATTGTTGTATGGATACTTTGCAGCATAGTAAGACGCAGGCTCAACTTTACTTGCTCGTTTTGCTTTCTTTGCCGCTACAATCTCTGATGGATAATCTGAATCGTTTCGTGCTAATCTAGATGTTGTTGGTTCATCCAGTTTACGTGGATAGTTTGTTGCTGACTCATAAGGTTTTACTGGCGCAGCAGCAAGTTCTGTGCTTGTTCTTGGATCTTGAAATGCTCTTTGTGGATTGCCCGCTTCTAATGGTATACTAGGAAACATACCCATCATTACAGGTTCTTGTGCATTTTCATCATCAACAAAAAAGCCAAATACCATATCACCTTCTTTAGGTGTGTAAACATTTGACATGTTTATTGGTATGCTAGGCACAGCCCACGGTAACATGTTCGTTGGTAGTTGCATTTTATTTTGAGAATGCCAACCAATACAACGAACACGACAACGACCCAACTTTAATGGATCTTGTCTATCTTCAACAACACCAACCCACCAAACAAAATTACCTTTACCCGCAAAATCGTATGCAGCATCACTCATTATGATTCCTTCAACAACTCATTTTGTTGCGGATTGCTTGTATAAACTTGAAGATCGTTTGTAGAATCAGTTGCAATCTCAATCAAAGTTTCATGCTTATTATTTGTCAATGTGTGCCTTGCCGCTACTATTAAATATTTACCATTCAAAGAAACATCCTCATTTTGTGAACCTTTATTTTTACGATTGAAGCCAGATGTCAAAACATCCACGTTGAAGCCAGATGTTAATTGGAAGTTTCCTGGCATAATAACTTTCATTCTCTTAGCAATTAGATTCTTGAAAATTGCTCGTCTTTGAAAAGCAAAGTTCTCATAATCTTCCACTTTTGAAATAGATTCTGGATCTTTCTTCTTTATGTACGAACTCTTTTTTCTATTTGCACCAAAAATACTTAACACTTTACGTGAATCAATTGCTGTTATATTTGTTGTATTGTCTTTGTTGTAAATAGTTGTCTGATTAGGATTTTTATTCAAATGATCCATTGTTTTGTAATGATCAGCAAACGTAATATTCTTTTCACTAAAACTTCCAGTAATTGGATCAAAACCAATAAACTTGCCGGCATTCACACCACTACGAATCTTATCAATAGAATCGTTTTGTAAAATTAATTCATAACCTCTAGCACTACTCATCTCATCAAGAGAGTCATTTTTAGATAAGTTTTTTGGATCAAAGTTGATTCTTAAAATAGAATCTTTTTTCAAAAGACTTGATAAAGAAACGTAGTTGTAACCAATTATGTTGGAAAAGAAAACAAAACTTGGCGCATTTCTACTGTCCACTGATCGTCTGGCACACCATTCTATTGCTTCCATCGGATGTAAGTTCGGTACAACTACTTTTTTTATTCCAGATGTATTCTCAATGATGCCTCTTTCATTGTTTTCTAACTTCAAATACGTTGAAAGAATCTTCTTTGCAATTTCTGAATACGGCATTTGATAACTTTGATTTACTCTCTGCTGACTTGAAAATACAAACTCATCGGCAATAAAATGTAAAACATATTTCTCAGTGGATTGATTGACGTTTCTACGATCGGTTTGCTTGTATATTCTAAATGATTTGGTAAATGGAATAAAGTTTGAACTCTTCTCTATATTAAAGTAAATAACTTCTGAACCATCAAAGTTGAGTTCTTTTGATAGACCAATGGTGTCAGTTATCAATATGTTTCCAGACATCATTGGTATAAACAAAGAATCATATATGTTTATTTCATCATATAGAGGAGCAACATCAATGGCTCCACCTTTGGTCATGATGGAAATCTGCTTTACTTTAAACTGTGTGGAATCTTTTAGTTCAATAGACATTACTTAACTATCTCTTTAAACTCATCAAATACATCAGATACAAACTCAGGTTTTAATAATTTAATTTTTCTTTTGGCTTCATTCACTTCCATTTCATAGTCATAATAAGTCAATTTCTCTTTACTTACAGTTTCATTTATAATTGTTCCATTATTCAAAGTGTATGGCGTTGTTCCAACAATAAGATTGGTATAAACATCTGCTGTGATGCGGATTCTTTCTTTTATCGTTTTACTATCGGCAGTTATCGCTGTTGAAGTTCTTGTATTAACTTGATAATAAGAATGAATATTATTCTGACTTTGTGCCCAAGTTAGACCTGTTTGAACTGTGGTGTTTGCGGCTCCATTGGCTGCATACTTGTCATTAACGTATTGAATAAAATTAGGATATGATAATGGCCAATCATATTGTGGATCAATTATATTATTGAAGTTTAAAACAATCCAATGACGTTCTGAACTACCATATATTTTGTAAGCTATTGTTTCTGGTGTATCAGAATCTTTTATCTCATATGGATAAAAAATATTAGAGTTTTCTTTTAACGTTTGCTCAAAAGCAAAACGAGTTGTGATGTTTGTTACTACATCTAAACCATCATTATTTGAATCAACACTATAAAATGTTGATGGAAAAAAATTAAAATAGTTGGCCATTTATCTCGGTACGCCTACGTTGTTATAACTAGGAACTGAATGTGTAGTAGCACCAGTTGTGGCTGGTGTTGAAAAAGGATTCTGTGCGCCAATAGCAGAATCAAAATCTTCTTTGGTAAGATAGGTTGTTTCTCTAAACTGAAGAGACATTTGAATACCAACTGGCATACCTGTACGACCTATATCTGGATTGTTTTCACCTGGCACTTCATACGCTGCCCAACCACGTGGTGCATAATTTACTTGTATGCTTTCAAGAACACAAGATGCGATTGGAGGTATATTTGGATTTTGACGACCTGCATAGTAGAACTGAATATCAAACTCTGAAGGTGGTATCAAAAGACCAGATTGTTTACCTGAGATTTTCTCAAGTTCCGGTGCTTGATGAAATCTAAAACGATCAATAATTTTTTGAACTTCTAATGCTTCTGCTTCATCACGTGGCCAAAAGAAAAACTCAAACTGAAATGAACGAAAGTCTGGTGAGTTATAGATCAATTCTAACATAGGATTTACAACACGACCAGTTACACCAAACACACCTAAACGAGTTGTGTCTTGTGCGCCAGTTATTCCACCAATAACTCTTTCACCTAATGTTTGTAAAGCACCAGTTTTCTTGATTGCTTCCAATGCTGCTCTGCCGCCACCATTTTTATAAGTGTCTACCAAACCTGGTAATGCCACAAGTGCTTGTCCTAATAGTTCTTTACCTGGAGAAAGGCCATCATATGACTGGCGACTATCAAACTGAATTGTATCTGGCATGTACAGAGCAATTGAATCTGTTGTCAATTGTGTGCTGTTCATAAAGCCAAAAGGTGATTTGTCTGTTATCTTTTTTACAGACTTTGTAATGTTATCATTTGCTTTCTGTTCGCCACCTAGAGATACTTGAGGTGGATTATTTGTATTTACCCAATTCTCAATACCAGAACCAATTTTTCCAATAGCACCACCACGACTTATCAAACCTTTGGTGCCAGTTGAAATTAGATTCTCAACACCTCTATTAATTTTTTCGGCAAAAGAGTTTTTAATTTTACTTGAAGATATGCTGTTTGATACAGACATTCCTTTAGACAAACGATCTTGAATATTTTCTTCAGCGCCTTTATCAAATACTTGACCACCACGATACTCAACTGAAAATTGAGTATTCTTTTGCTGACGAACAAAGAATATCATGTAGTGACCTTTGTCTGCACTGCCCACATCTAAAGGATACTTTAAAGAGTTTTTCTTGAACTTGCTATCTACAGCATCAAGGGCTGAAAGTGGTCCAAAAGTACGCTTATCATCATGATTGAAACGAATGTCTGAGAGACCGAAAAATGCCATGGAGATTCCTATTTGTTGACTAGATAGTATTTATGTCAAACAAAGGTAGATTTAGACCGAAAAACCCACAGAAATATAAAGGTGATCCCAATAATATCATCTATAGGTCCACGTGGGAAATAAAGGTAATGAATTATTTAGACCAGAATCCAAACGTTATTTGGTGGGGTTCTGAGGAGTTGGTCATACCCTACATCAGTCCAGTGGACAAAAGAAAACACAGATACTTTCCCGACTTCGTTGCTAAAATGCGTAAAGCAGATGGTACAGTTATGACCTATGTGATAGAAGTCAAGCCAGATAAACAAACTCGTCCACCAACACAAACACGTAAGACAAAGACTTTTCTACATGAAGCCATTACGTATGAGGTGAACAAAGCCAAGTGGCATGCAGCAACGGAGTTCTGTAAAGATCATGGCTGGCAGTTCCAGATTCTCACAGAAAAGCATCTAGGTATAAGATAAATAAAAGATGGCGAAACGACTAATAGATAGAATTAAGGAATCCCTTGCTAAGACAGGATATGTTCCACGCACTCAGCAAGCAAGAGCGTGGCTAAAGTCCAAAGTTCCAGCACTTAGACCCACTAAGGGTGATTTGATGCGTGATAGGGAACGACTAAAAAATCAGTCTATCATAGGTCGTATGTACTTTTATTATTATGATCCAAAGACGAAAGATTCGTTGCCATATTACGACAGGTTCCCATTGGTAATTCCAATAGAACGATACTCAGACGGGTTTTTAGGGTTGAATTTACATTACATTCACCCAAAGCGACGAATCATTCTTCTAG